AGTTTTTTTACCAGTTTTTCTTTCCTGTTCTTCAGATATTTTCTTTTCAGCATCAACCTTCTTTCTGCCATACTTCATTATTAAAGAATTTATTTTTGATTGTCTATCTTGCTCTTCCGTCTCTTATTTTCTACAGAAGAAAAAGTATCTAATCTTTCATTAAATAACATTCTCAGATCCACCCAATGTCAATGTATTTCCATTTTTAGTAGCAAATCTATATAATTTTTCATGTAAAGAAATTTTAGCATCAGTATCAACTTTAGGAGTCTCTACAGAAGTAGGAACTTCTAATAATTCTGCAGGAACTTCTGTTGGTGAAATATAACCTTCACTTTTAAGTTTTTCATAATTATAACATGATTCAAAATTTAATTTAATTTTAGGTGGTTCAAACCAATCATCATTAGTCATTATTTACTACCTTGACGACCCCATTTATACTTTGGGTTCTTTTTCAATTCTTTTACTTTCGCACCATCTTCTTCAGTAGCAGCTTGTTCCTCATTTGCCCAATTAGCAACACCAGCAGCTGCTCTTTTAACAGCATTAATACCCTTAGTTGCTAATTCTTTTACACCTTCATCAACATCTTCTGTCTTTTCCTTATTCCAAGATTTTTCAACATCATCAGGATCAGCAATTACACAAGGATTTTTAACGCCTTGAGCACGAATCTTATTCTTAATTACATTGATCTTAGCATAATATCCACGCATATCTTTCTTTTCTTCTTTCTTTTCGCCAGTATCTTCAGTTTTATTTTCAACAACCTTTTTCTTTTTATCATTTTTAGCACATTCTGCTTTCTCAGCAAGTGTATCTAACATTTGCTTATGTGCATATGATGCATTAAACTGAGTTTTAGTTTCTAATTTTTCAGATCCATCATCAGGATAAACTTTAATTAAATTTTTATTATTAACACCTTCCCCAGTTATTTTCTTTTTATTTTGCCCTTCAGTACTAACAGCATCAATAATTAGTCCCTCTGCTCTTGTTTTAATAGCATTACCAATAGCCCTACGACGTTTTCTTAGATACTTATCATTCTTATCATTAGGTTTACCATCATTATCAATATCAGCATCCTCTTTACCAACTGGATCTAATTTTTTTGATGCTTTCTTTGATTTCTTCTTTCTAGTACCTTCATAAGGTTCTCCATGTTCTGTCATTTCAACAGATACAATATTTGGATTGGAACGTAATTGACTAATCTTTTCACGAGTAGCATAACGTACATATGACTTACCACTATTATCCTTAACTCTTACCTTATATTTTCTCTGCTCTTCTTCATCCAATTGATCTAAGTAAGCAAGTTCAATTTCACTATCCTCTTCTTCAACAAAAACTGTATATAATGCATTAGATAAAGTATCAGATGCCCATCCATCAGCATTAGCAACAACTTGCTCCTTAACGCCACCACCATCTTTACCAAATAATTTTTCTTTAACAGCAGTTCTCTCAGCCTGACTTAAACTACTATTACCCATATATTGTGAATATGCTGCTTTCAAATCTATATCTTCTCTACGAGCACGATAACGAATATCATAGACAGCCTGCCTAATTCTCTTAGCAGATGCCTCATCCAAATTACCTTTAGATTTATTAGATTCACCAGATGCTTTAGCCGCAGGTGCAGGAGCATGTTTCTTTGCTGGCAATTCCTCAACGATATTGTTACTCATTTGCAAAAGCCTTAACTTTACGTTTTTCTTACCTTGTATTTATTTATGAAATGTATTCCCCAGCTACTTCCAGGCACTAATGAAGAAACATACTTAAGATGAGCATCAGTTCCAACTAACCGTTGATTAGCAGGTACACCAGATGTAGTAGTACCATTTACTACTGCTTCAGATACATCCTTAATCCATGATTTAAACATCATTTGATCTTCAGTAACACATATCAAATGATTTGCACCTCTACGAATAATACGTCCAACTAATCCAGTAGTTACATCTTCAACTTTAGTACCTATATCAAAAACTTCCTTTTTAACGTATGCTTCACGAAGATTTTCTGGATCTTCTTTAGGAGCAATCTCCCATATATTCCAACATTCCTGAACCTCTTCAACACCCATTGCTTGGCGAACGCCAAGAAAATAATCCTTAGCTTGCTTTCTCTTAATTATTGGCTGCATTTCCATTGCATATAATGGTTCCCCATTTTCATCTATTAATGGTTCTCCTGTTTCTGGATCTACCTCAACTATTGGTTCTCCAAATTCATCTAATGCAGGAACTTCTTGATGAAGATTATTATAAAAAGATTTAAAATCACCTTCCATTGCTGCTAATCTCATTCTTGAAGCAGAATATCCTTCCATACCTTCAGAATCATCATCACGTTGACCAGATGAAATAGTTTCTAAACCATCAAACTGATATAATGACCCATTATAATTCTGAGATAATTTGTCAAACTGTTTTACTCTATCCTCACCACCAATAATTCTTACATTTGCATATCCATCATTATGTGCTTTCTTAAGAACATCAAAAATAGTATTATTTTGAGGATCATTTACAATCTTCTCAGCATGATCTGGGAACAATGTTCTCATAGTAGAGACCTTTGAATCAGGATCTAATGGATTCTTCTTAGGATCATTAGTACGAGAAGGGACAATAACATAATCACCTTCAGTTTCTTCTGCTGACTGAGCAGCAAGATCCATCAATCTTCCATGACCAGCATGTGGTGGATTAAATCTACCAAAAGCAAGCGTTAAAGTTCCTTTTGTTTTAGGTACAGGTGGAGGACCTGCTGCTAAATCAGGACTCTGAACTGGTAAAGGTTGTTCTTCAGGTGGAACTTCCTGTGCTTGTTGTTCTGGTGGAGGTGCTTGCTGACCTTCAGGTGGAACTTGAGTATTTGGATCTGAATAATTCTTTTCTTGCTCAGACTGAGCAGGATCTTTCATTCCTATTTTCTGTCTCTTATTATAAAACTTTAATGTACCTTTTTCTGTCTTTGCTATAAACTCACCACTCTTTCTATCGTACCATCCACCATGACCGTCACCTTCCAAACCCAGTCTTGAGGCTTGTTGTGATGCAGATGTTTCAGATAAAAATTTTAAAAAAGATTTCATCAGTTTTTTATTAATTCTATTTTGATTGCTTCCTGATTAGCAATAATATACTGCATTATTTCCATCTTCTTCATATTATATTTATCATCTTTCTTGTCTAATAAAAATGAATGCACAAAAGAGAGGAAATTTTCAAATAAATTCCCTCTCACTCTTTTTATTTTTTTAAACTCTAAAATAAGTTGTTTTAATAATTTATCCAAAATACTTTTTTAGATATTTATTTAGAGAACTCTGTCTTCCATATATCTATTGATAGCATCATCATACTCTGCAGTATGTCTAAATGCTTCTACCATAAATTGTTTTCTTAAAGTCTCAGGTTTGATTGATATATTACCTTTGATTGAATCTAAGTAAATACCATACTGATGTGGATTAGTTAATACAGCAACATCCTTAAAATTCTTTGCTGCTGATCTTACCATACTTGGACCACCAATATCAATATTCTCAATAGCATCTTCAAGAGTTACATCTGGTTTAGCAACTGTTTCTTTAAATGGATATAAATTTACTGCAACAATATCAATATGCTCTATACGATTTACCTTAAGATCTAAATCATGACTAGAATTACCTCGTTGTGCGAGAATACCACCATGAATCTTTGGATGCAAAGTCTTTACTCTTCCATCAAGAATTTCTGGTGAACCAGTATAATCAGACACCCTCATTACTGGTATGCCTTCTGCTTGAAGAACAGCATGAGTTCCACCACTAGAAATAATTTGATATCCAGCACGAACTAATCCTTCTGCGAAATCTACAATACCTGTTTTATCTGAAACACTTAATAATGCGTAGTAATTCATAAATCACCCTCCTTTCTGTTTTCTGAATAATGAACATCAAACTCACCACCTGGATATCTCTTCTCTAACTTCTCTACATTCATTTCAATTATCTCATCGATTGTAGTATCAAGTGTCATACATGCTTGAGCAACATACCACATAATATCTCCAAGTTCTCTCTTCATATGATATAGATTCTCAGTATTAACTGGTTTACCTTGGAATACCATTTTCTTTACAATCTCAGTAAACTCACCTGACTCAGCACACATACCAAGAGCAGCAGTTAATAAACGATGAACAGGAAGTCCATCACCACTTTCTACTGATTGTATCTGAAAGCATCTAGAATTAAATGAAATATAATCTTTTGATTCTTGAGATGTAACTCCATCTACAAACTCAAGATATTTTTGAGTATCTACTTGTCTATCCATTAACCAATTACAATTTTTACTATTATACTATTCTTCTTCGGTTGTGTCAATTACTCTAATTTCCATACCTGACAAATCAGGAAAAATACCTATCTTACCTGAAGGAAAAACATTAAAGGATATTGAATATCTATTACTCCAATTATCCATATGTTCATTAACACTATGTTTTATTGAAGATGGAAATATAATCATATCACCAGAAACTGTTGATTGTTTATGAAGTATTCTATGATCTTCACATGTTGGTCCCCATACTCTAAGATTTGAATATTCACCAGAACTCCAAATACTATCCATACTAAACCAAGTTTGAGAATCAGATCCAGTTATGTATAGAATACCACTAAGAAAAGAATTAGGATGGGTATGTGCTCTATGCCACTGTTCACCCCTTGATCTATTACCCCAAGATTGTGTAATTTTTAATTCATCACATAAAAAACCCATTTCATCTTTTACTTCAACTAAACATTCACCTATCCATTCAAATAAATCGGAATATTTTGGATCTCTATTTAAAAAATAATTATATGTCTTATTAGTTGCAGTTGGTTCTTCATAAGAATCCCATACCTCATCCTCAAGTAAACTAAAAGTATCAGTAATTATTTTTTCAGGACATTCAAACTTTAAAAAAGTTTGAGGCATTACTTCAATTTTTTCCATCAAAACTTAAAATCACCAAATGATTTTTTAGATTTAAATTTTTCAGCAGTATCATTTTCATATTCTTCTTCCTTTGCACCACTATCACCAATATCCTCTTGTGCCTTTTGTTCTACATCATATAATCTCATCTTTGCTCTATCAATACCCACAACAAATCTCTTGAAGATAGTAGGATCATTATACCTATTCTTCAATTGCTTCACCATTATCTGTCCCAAGCCTTCCAACTCTTCTGTAGAAATAAGGGCAAACATAAGGTCAGCAGTAGCAGGGAGTCCAAAAGACTCAGAGGTGTCAGTAAGGTCCACATCAGAACTAGCAAACCCGCTACGAGTAGTTTGAGTGGCAGATACAATCGGAAGGTTCGCCTCAACTGCGAGACCCCGTAATTCTTCTGCGATTGCTTTGATGTATGAGTAGGAATTGACTGTTGAGTTTCCTCTATATCTTGATGACGCACAAATATTAAGATAGTCTATGAATATTATATCAGGTCTAAATGATTTTTTCAATGCCAGTTCCTGAAGTAATGCTTTGAAATGTCCACTATGTGCAGATGCAGTAGGATACTCTTTAATAATAAGTGTACCTTGAGTCTTCTGAGCAAGATTAGTAACCTTACTCTCAAACATTTGTTTTGGAAGATCTGTTATATCTTGTATATTGACATTAAGTAAATTAGCATCGATCCTCTCCGCAATCTTTTCCTCTGCCATTTCGAGAGTGATGTAGAGGACGTTCTTCCCTTGGAGGAGGACACTGCTAGCCACATGACACATGAAAAGAGACTTTCCAACCCCTGTGCCAGCAAGAGCAATGTTGAGAGTTTTATTCGGGAGACCCCCTTTCGTAATCTTGTCGAAGTATTCGAGATCAAACGGGATCTTGTCCTCCTTCCTGTGGTACGATTCATACCTTTCTTCATAGTCAATTAAGTAATCGTGTCCTACATTAGTATCAAAACTAACTCCTAATGCATCTGATAGAATTGTAGGAATACTATCCCTATTTTTCTTCTCATCATTTCCATCCGCAATATGAATGGATTCCATCAATGCCAAATATATAGCACGATCTCTACACCATTTCTCTGTTGTGTTAACTAACCAATCAAATTCTGATGGTTGTTCATCCAAATTACTAATTAAGTTAGTAATTTCTTTAAAAGAATCATCAGTAATATCCTGCCTTTTCTCTGTCTCAATACAAAGAACTTCTTTAGTTGCAGGTTTATTATAATCATCTACAAATTTAACTATCTCTTCAAAAACAATTTTCTGATTTCTATCCTCAAAATAATCTGCCTTAACAAAAGGAATTACCTTACGAACATACTCCTCATTATGAAGTAAATTTTTTAATATTAAAAATTCAACAGTATCCATTTAAGAACCATAACTAAATTCACTTTGTGCAATCTCATCTAAAGCTTGCATTACATCATCAGTAAAGTAGGTGTCTGGTTCAGAAAGGATCTGTTTTGCGTATAACTTTTTGCCTCCGATCTCATATCTTCCTGCGACATTCTTCCAGAGTCCCCCAATCTCACCCAGTTCCAGTAGACCATAGTAACGGTCAAGACCACGATGATCAAAAAATAAACGTATTTCAACCTGCTTATTCTCTTTACTTAACCGACTTTTTGCCGTCTTAGCTTTAATAAGGTTACCAACAACTTCCGTCTTATCCTTTTCCTTTTTCTTTGAAAGATATATGATCGTAGACGCGGCATATTTGAGACCAGAGCCTCCTCCCATTTCTTTAGTTGGGACATAAGATCCAATGACATCGTAGGTGTGATTTGTGACTATGAGTGGAATGTTAGCTTGACCCAACTTTAAAGTTAACATACGAAATGCACCTTTGACCAATTGTGATTTGGTCATGTCCCGAACTTGTTTATCATTCAGGGCATCAGTTATTTCCTTTTCTGTGGAAAGCATCCCTAGAGAGTCTAACACAAACATACACGGTTTGCGATCCTCTATGGGCATTTTCATATATTTATCAACTGCCTTCAGTGCCTTAGCTCTAAACTCTTCTATTGTCACCACATTGACAACAACCAATCTACTTAAGTCAATTCCCCTATCTGCGAGAAGAGACTTGTTAACAGCGGCTTCAGTGTCAAAATATAAGCAGTAACCGTCAGGATTACTATCAAGGAAGTTTTTAACGACAGCGAGACTGAAAAAAGTTTTTCCAGTACTAGACTCACCAGCAATAGCAGTAATCTTGTTCCCAGATACACCACCAAATATACTACCTGAAACCAATCCGTTAAAGATGTACGAACCTGTGTCCACAAACCCCTCAGTTTCATCAATATCTGATGCCAATTGAGTATACTCATTGCCAATTTCCTTTACAATGTCCTTTAAGAAATCCATATTATCAACCAAAAAATAATTCCAAATTAACAGTTTTTTCTAGATTCCATCCCATAGAATCAAGAA